TGAACTTAAAGAATAGAAACACAAGGTACCTACCTTACTAATGCCAACTTATACCAAAAAGACCCTTCATGCCCATATTCTAGACCGCCCAGACTCCTACGTGGGGCAGGTCCGTCCAGAAGATAGGGCTGTGTGGGTCCCCGATGGCAACAGATTCGTGCAACGTACCGTGCGAGTCTCACCCGCTTTGACCAAGGTTTTTGATGAAATCTTGGTGAATGCTCTGGATCAAAGCTCCATACACCCGTCCGTTACAAAGATATCCATCGACGTTGAAGACATGGGGAGAATCACCATCGCCAATAACGGTGTCGCCATCCCCGTGGTCATCCACGAACAGACCCAAGTCTGGACGCCTGAACTAATCTTCGGTCACTTGCTGACATCGTCAAACTACGACGATTCCGAAGAGAGAACCACCGGTGGTCGCAACGGCTACGGAGCCAAACTGACCAACATCTACTCCAAGGAGTTCGAGATCAAGGTGGATGACCCCGAGACAAAGAAGTCCTATCACCAAGTCTGGAGGGACAACATGCGCGTCTGTGTCGAACCCAAAATCAAATCCTTCGCGGGAAAGACAGCCAAGGTGCAGATCAGCTGGGTGCCCGACTGGGAGAGGTTCGGTCTGAAGGGGATCACCAAGGACGTCAAGGACATGTTTATGAAGAGGGCTCTGGATGCTGCCGCGTGGGTGCCAACCAAGTGCAAGGTCCACTACAATGGCGAGGCGCTTGCCATCAAGAACCTTCAGGACTACACTTCACGCTTCACCGACCAACCTTTGGCACAGTTGAAGCAGGACAGGTGGGAGGTGCTGGTCTGCTCCTCTGCGGGTGCAGGCTTCAAACAGATCTCATTCGTCAACGGCATCTGCACCGAGAAGGGTGGAACCCACGTAGACCACGTGGTCAATCAGATCACTTCGGATCTCGCCAAGAAGACCAAACTTAGACCCGCTCAGATCAAGCAGTGCATGATGGTTGTGGTCAAGGCGGTCCTAGTCAACCCTTCATTCTCCAGTCAGTCCAAGCACGAGTGCATGTCCCGCGTGCAGGACTTTGGTTCCAAATTTGAACCTTCGACTGCCTTTTTGAAGCAGGTCAAGGGCGTTCTGGAACAGGAGTTGCTGGCACAGACCAAGGCGTCGGAAGTCCGCGACCTCAAAAAGACCGACGGCGCCAAGAAGAGCAGGATCACTGGCATCCCCAAACTGGATGACGCCAACTGGGCAGGCACCGCCAAGTCAAAACAGTGCACCCTGATCATCACAGAGGGAGATTCCGCCAAGGCTCTGGCTATCAGTGGTTTGTCCGTGGTCGGCAGGGATCAGTACGGCGTCTTTCCACTCAAGGGCAAGCCGAGGAACGTTCGGGACTTGGGCTCAAAGGCACTGACCGCCAATCAGGAGTTTTCGGATTTGAAGAAGATCCTAGGTCTTCAGCAAGGCAAAAAGTATTCGGACCTGAGTGAACTCCGTTACGGAAGACTGATGATCATGACCGATGCCGACGTGGACGGTTCACACATCAAGGGACTGGTCTTGAACATGTTCGACTGCTACTGGCCCGAACTGATCGGAATGGGCTTCGTGGTAAGCATGATTACCCCAGTGATCCGCGTGAAGGGTGGAAGGATCAACGAGTCATTCTATTCCGAAAAGGACTTTGTGAACTGGCTCGAGCAGACTCATCAGGGAAGGGTTCCACGTGGCGTCACCATCAAGTACTACAAGGGTCTAGGTACTTCCACGTCCGCCGAGGCAAAGGAGTACTTCAGGGATCTTGGACGACTGACCGTTGGGTTCGTTGCCGATCAAGAGAGCCAGAAGTCGGTGGGTCTGGCCTTTGACAAGTCACTGGCAGATGACCGAAAGCGATGGCTGGCTCGTCCCTTCACAGGAGATTCACTCCCCTATGGCAAGGTGACCTCGGTGACCGTTTCGGATTTCATTCACAAGGATCTCATCCAGTTCAGTCACGCGGACATTCGGAGGTCCATTCCGGATGTTCGTGACGGTCTGAAACCCTCACAGCGCAAGGTCATCTTCGGATGCATGAAGAGGAACCTCATCACCGAGATGAAGGTCGCTCAGTTGTCTGGTTACATTTCGGAGCACACTGCCTATCACCACGGCGAGATGAGTTTGCAGGGGACGATCGTGGGTCTGGCACAGGATTACATGGGTTCAAACAACATGAATCTTTTAGAGCCATGCGGCCAGTTTGGAACCCGTCTGGCGGGTGGCTCGGACCACGCGAGTGCCAGGTACATCTTCACGCGACTGTCCGGTCACGCCAAGGTCTTTGATGAAAGGGACAATGCATGCCTGACCTATCTCAAGGATGACGGGAAGCCCATCGAGCCAGAGTACTACCTTCCCACACTGCCGATGATTCTGGTGAACGGCGCGGAGGGCATAGGAACGGGGTTCAGCTGCAAGGTGCCTCCGCACAATCCCACGGACGTCAAGGAAAATCTGAAACGGTTCATTCGTGGCGAGGCACTGAAGCCCATGAAGCCTTGGTTCCGTGGATTCAAGGGGACGGTCGCGGCATCGGATGAAGGTGTCTGGACTCTCACGGGCGCGTGGCAGGCGAGTGGCGACAAGGTCGAGGTCACCGAACTTCCACCGGGCACGTGGACCCAAACCTACAAGGAGTTTCTGGAAGGGCTTGTTGAGAAGAATGTTATCAAGAACTACAGCAATCACAGCACGGAGGAGGATGTCCGTTTCGTGATCACCGGCTACAAGGGTTCGGCACCGGATAAGGATCTCAAATTGTCTTCGACGATTCGCAGCACCAACATGTACCTGCACGGGCCCAACGGCATCGAGAAGTTCGACACGCCCTTGGACATCCTCAGGACCTACGCGAAGGAGCGAATGACGCTCTACGAGAAGCGCAAGAAGTATCTGGTGACGACCTTGGCAAAGCGTTCCGGGATGGCGATGGATCGTGCCAACTTTGTCAAGGGCATCCTCGACGGATCCCTCAGGGTCATGGGTCTGAAGAAAGCAGATGCCGAGGAGAACATGCTCAAGAAGTTCAAGAAGGTCGATGGAAGTTTCGAGCATCTCTGGGGTCTGAAGACATCGCGCTACACCCAGGAGGCGGTTCAGGAACTCATGCAGGAAGCCAGGACCTTGCTTGATGAACTCAAGCGAATTCAGGGGATGACCACCAAGGACATGTGGCTCGAGGATCTAGACAGGTGAAGCAACCGAGGCTCTTTGAGGTATAGCTCTCTTTAGCAAGTTTGTCCACCGGGTCGTGTGTTCTTCCACGCTTTCATTTCCAGCACGTTCAGAACTTGAATATATCTTAAATTTTCCATTTGCCATTTCGGGTCTCGCCAACTTATTCTCGGGGTCTTCCTCGTCCATCATTTTCTTGTACTCATTGATGATGTCACTCGGAACTTCTGGTGCGTGGTCGATGATCTTATCGTAGTCTTCGCGGACCTTGTGGCAGTATTCCACGGCATTCATTCGGTCTTCAGGTTCCAGGGAGAGTTCCAGGGAGATGTCGCGGGCCAGGCGACTGAACAACTTGGACGTCTGCATGTTGGATTCGTACTGCTCGCCGCACCTCAGGAACTTGTGGACGCTGGCAATCCCAGCCGCCGATAAATTCAAAAAACTGAATACATACAAAAGAATTTGTGAATTTTCTTGTTCAGAGGAAGCCACCAGCGTTCCCAGGCCGGCCAGGGTGGTCATGGCGATGTTGATGATAGAAAAATTAGTATGCGCACTGTTGTGGCGTACCGCGCACCTGTGATGGATCCAGCGGTATCCCAGAGCCTTTTCGCCCCAGGACTTTATGAGTTTTTCCTGCTTAGGGTGCCAGCTCATGGCATTCTCGATGCGTTTTTGTTTGTCCACCAGGAACTTGGCTTCGAGGTGTTCTATGTGACCGTCTTCACCTGCGTCTGATGACATCTACTTAAACATTATATTTTAATAAATAGAAATGAAGTTCTCCACCAAGATTGTTACTTTGGAAGACGGGGTCAAGGAGGTTGCTGTTCGTGCCGACGACGGAAAACCTTTGTTGGTTACACTCAAGGGAGCCCAGGTGGTATCCGTCGACGATGAACTTCTTCTCAAGATTGATGACGAGACCGTGGCACAGTGTGAGGATGCTGTTTTGGCAAAGGCTAAGGAGTCTAAGATGGCTTGGTTCGGTAAGGAGATCGCAGACTCTCGACTTGAAAGCGCATTTACTTCTTCTTTTTCTCTTGACGAGAATATCTTGAGCGTCCACAAGGCTGAAACGGTCAGGCTGTACGACGCCAAGCGGGCGCTGATCGAGGACAAGGAACTCACCAAGGACGACGTGGTCGACGTGGTGGTCCAGCTCCGATCGGTGCAGTTTCTTCAGAAAAGTTTTGAGACCGAGTGGGTGCTTCACCAGGCGAAGTTTAGGGCTGAGCCCAAGCCGAAGAAGGCGGTCGTAGATTTTTCGGATTGTCTTTTTGAAGAGGATCCGGAGGATGACGAAGAGGATGATTTTTTTTAGTAAGTAACATTAAACGGATATGAAGGTTAAGATGATGAAGACCGAGACCATGTTGCTACTTGCTCTGCTCGTCGCCGTGGGTTATTTTATGTGGGCGAACAACGGCGCGATCCGCCGGGCCCTCGGCATGGCTCCCAAGGAGGGGATGTACAGCTGGAGCTACATGAACGGTAAGGAGGGCTATGAGGGTGCCAACGTGGTTGACTCTATGGGTGCTCCTGTGAACGGTGGAGCTCTGTCCATTCCTGCCGCGGCTGCCAACGGGATGGGGGTTGCCTCCAGCCTGCTGCCCCGCGACGTGGCGGCTCAGGAGGACTTCGGTGACTTTGCTCCCGATGACATCCTCAAGGGTCAGAACTACCTGAACCCCCGCGCCCTCATCGGCTACCCCGAGACCATCGGCGGTGCTCTCCGGAATGCCAACCAGCAGATCCGGTCGGAGCCCCCGAACCCGCGCGAGGCCGTCACGATCTTCAACACCTCCACGATCGTCCCGGATCAGATGCGCCCCGCTTTCGAGATTGGTCAGGGAACCGCTTAGATGATTAACTAATAGATTAGAAACATTCAGGGAAACAACTCTGACTGTTTGTGAATTAAAGAATATACTTCATTTTTTATTATGAAGACGGTTGCATTTGGTGAAAATACTATATGCGAAAGGGGTACCACGTGTTCAGTTTTTGATTACGCATACTACAATGAAAAGATTCTTGGAAATAAGTCAATTATCATATACGACAAGAACTCTCCAGGTCACAAGAAAGAGATGATAGAATATATTGAAACCATGTTTCCTGTAGTTGTTTCCGATAGTTACAAGGACATAGATGACATAGTGGAAAAATATGAAGTTACACATTTTTATAAAATTAAGTATGGATTCAATGATCATGTATTATCAAAAATAGCAAAAAATTGCGTGCATTGTGTATTTTCGTGTCACGACCCTCATGGTGATGTATATGCATCTGTTTCTCCTTGGGTAAAGAACAATAATGGCAAATATCCATGTGTACCTCACATGATAAATCTTCCACAACACGACAGAAATCTTCGCGAGAAACTTGGTATACCACCAGACGCAACTGTTTTTGGTGGATATGGCGGTAGAGACAGGTTCAGCATAGGCTACGCACGTCAAGCAGTTTATAACGTAGCCAGGAATTTCTCAAACATTTACTTTCTCTTTGCAAATTTCGATCAATTCTGTCCTAAACTACCCAACATAATTCATATGGATACAATTTACGACAAGGAAAACAAAGTGGAGTTCATCAATACATGTGACGCAATGATGTGGGCAAGGGCAGATGGCGAAACATTTGGTCTAGCTATTGCCGAGTTTTCAACAAAGAATAAACCTGTATTTGCCACAAAGACGGGGGTTGATGATGCCCACGTGGAACTCTTAGGTAATAAAGCCATATGGTACAATCCACAAAACCTTGAAACACTTTTGATTTCATTTGATAAGATCAAGGACAAAATCAAAAATAACGACTGGAATGCCTACAGAGACTATGAACCGGAAAAGGTCATAAAGATTTTTGATGAGGTATTTTTGAATGATGATGAAACAAATAAAGTGGTTTTTAATAATTTAGAAATTGAATATTTTAAAAATGATTTATTGGCCATAGGTAGTATTCAAAAACAAATAGAATGGGAACCCCATATAACAAAATTTATGGAGTTATGCAATCATAATTTTAAATTAAGTAATGTAATCGACGTGGGTGCAAATTTTGGATATCATTCCTTAATATTTTCTAAAAATATAAATGGAAATGTTTACGCATTTGAGCCACAACCACAAAATTATAAATTATTGAAAAATAATATTGAAAATAATAAAATTAAAAATATTATTCATTACAATCTAGCATGTGGAAATGATAATTTGAAGGTCAAGATGCCCATTGTAAATACTTCAAAAAAGATAAACATGGGTGATTTTACACCTAATTTCACCAACGAACATTACGAATTGATTGATACAAAAACTTTAGACGAAATGGATTTTCCAAAAATAGATCTTATAAAAATTGATGTACAAGGATGGGAAAAAAATGTTATAAATGGATCTAAAGAATTACTAAATAAATATAAACCCATACTTATTGTTGAATTCGAACAACATCAATTAATCAAAACAAATACTTCTTGTGAAGAGTTATTCAAACTCATTAGAAACAATAATTACTATATTTTTTATTTAGAATACAAGTATCCTTCCGATCATGTATGTATTCACAATGATAATCTTGAACACTTTAGAAAAACTATGAAAGATTACATAAAACCAAACACAACTAATAATAATATAAACAACAATCTTGGTCATGGTGTTACTGAAAAAATATCAACGGTTTTAAATTAAAGAAATTGCGCCACTGGTTAACAAAACGATGTCCGAAGGAATGCCGATTAGCGATCAGTTCAAGGAGGCGATTGCTGAACTCGAGGGGATCAAGACCCAGTTGATGGAGGCACAGAAGGCTATCAAGGTCCTTAAGGATCGCGAGTCCAGTCTGAAGACCTTTATCGGTGGATACATGAAGGCCCAGAAGATTGATGACGTCCAGACGCGTGGCGGCACCAAGGTCACCCAGAAGACGTCAGTCAAGAAGCCCGCAATCACTAAGAAAATCCTAATGGACGAACTACCAAATTATATTGAGGGTGGTCAGGAGCGTCTCAATCAGATCATCAAGGAGATTGAGGATAAGTTGGAGCCCAAGGAGTCATCAACTCTTCAACTTAAGTTAAAGAAGAAATCTGAAGAGTAAATAAGTAACCAAAATGGTGGGATCTAATCTTCTTGACTACACTCCTATTGCTTCCGAGCCCCAGGTGATTGAGGACGTCGATGAAATTGAAGATGAAGGTTTCGTGGATCCCAATGAATATGAATATGAAGACTGGATAGCCTACTACAGTGATGAGTTGTGGAATAACTGGGAGTTGTACAGAGAACATTGTTATGATAATATGCTTCCGGTGACACTCACGTTTTCCGAGTTTTGTAAAAATGAATACTATTGTTAGATTAAATGTTGGCAATCAATAGATATGGTGCGACTGCCAGACGTGACAAGTACAAAGGTCATTGTTCCAACCCTCCTCTTCGCCTTCCTGTCACCCGCCGTGACGGGCATGGGCGGACTCGTGGATCGACTGGGAATGACCTCTGTGTTCGGTATCCTGTATATAATCATTCTTCGTGGGGTAATGAAGTACGTGGTTCGGCCAAGCGAGGTCTATCTCGCATCCGGGATGTACTTTATTCTGAGCGGAATGACTACAAGCCAAGACCTGATCATAAGGAACACGTTTCTTTACTGGATCTTATTCGCGGTTATTCGCTCACAAAGTCCTCTCGAGTTCTAAAAAGGATGAAGTATCTCGTCGTGGGTCCCGGTGCCATGGGATTCTATGCCATCCTGGGGGCAGTTTATGCACTTCACAATTACGATAAAACAAAAGATCTCGAAGCCGTCGCCGGTTCATCTGCCGGTTCCATTGTGGCACTTGGTTGTCTGGTCGCCAAATGGGACATCATCAGACTGTTTAGAATCATCCGAGAGGCTGCTGATGTCAATCAGTTGATGAGATTGAACCTAAAGTCCTTGCTTAACAACTACGGACTGGTGCCAGCAACCAGGTGGAAAGAGGTGTTCACGAAAATATGTATGGAGTTGTCCGGAAAGGAAGATTTCACATTTCAGGAACTCAAGGAATGGACCGGTCTGGACTTTTACGTGTCGGCATATAACATAACTTTGCAAAGGAGTTGCTACTTTTCACACCACACCCACCCTGACATGTCGGTCTCCCACGCGGTCTGCATGAGCATCAGCATTCCGTTCCTGTTCGAGTCCGTGGTCTACCAGGGACATCGCTACGTGGATCTGGCTGCATTCGAAACGTGTCCACTGACACCCTTCATAGGAAAGGACATGGAAGAACTTGTTTCGATCGAACTGGATCCCGAACCCTCGATGGAGAAGCCACCCCACATAGGGTCATTTGTTGATTTCATACAACACTTTATCACTTCGATTATGAGAAATAGAGTGGTCTATGAAAAGCCTACCATCTACATTAAGATGAAAGAAGGTGAGGCATTTAATTTTTCTATGGACGACGACAAGAAGACGGAACTCTTCTATCATGGCTATCTCACCGGAAAGCGGTTTCTCAAGATAGAACACGAAGAATGTCCCTCAGAACCAGAGCAGCCACCCCTGCCATGAAGAGGACCACCATGTAACCCAACTCCGAATCCATCACACCCTCGACCTCATAGAACTCCACCCTGTCGGTGGGGAATATCCGGTCAGCAGCCTTCTCGGGAGCCGGCGGTTCTTTGACCGTTTCCCGAGGAAGCCCTCCGTAGGCATCCTCAATGGAACAATAGCCTACCATTATTTAGTATCAACTAGGAAATTATTTACAATTCAAGTGTCGTCTTTCCCTTCTTGCCACGCTTTTTCTTGGGTGCAGAAACTTCCACGTCCTTGACAGAACCATTCACACTCACGATGTCAGAGATGTCGTCTTCAATATTTCCATCGCTTGGCGGTCCCGCTGGTAGGCGAACTTCTTCCATGTCACGGGTCGTGGTGGACTGGGGAGTCATGAACGTGGACATCAGCGATGAGAGATCCATGCTCGGTCCCTGGACCTCCCTGCGAGGAATGGGCGGCGCCGGACGAGGATCAATATTCCTCTCCTGGGCGTTCTTGGCTGTGTTTGCCACGGCAGACATCATGCTCTTGATGAGATCGGGATTCTGCTTGATGACGTCGTTCATCTGAGGCATCGCAGACTTGAACATCGAGTGGGTTAGGTGGAACATCGTCGCCGATCCACCGAGCATCATCAATAGCTTTAGCTCCGGTGCCATCTTCGCCTTTCCGCGGTATTTGATGTAAAGTTCTTCAAAGACGTCATCGTAATCGTCCACTCCATCCATTACCGATTCGGACCACCCGTCCAGATGAATGTCCAGAGGATTGTAGCGCTTGTTCAGAAACTCAATGCCGGTCACACAGGCGATGAGCATCCGTCGCTGCATCTTGACAGACTGATCCACCTCGATCGAATAGGACATCCTCTTGACCTCGCCACGGATGTCGTGGATGGACGAATGCATGTTCAGACGCTCGATGGAGCGAATCCCCTTCTTTTCCAGGCGGGTGATCTTGTTCAAAAGGTCAGCCTTCTCGTCATCGATGGACTTGTACCCAGGGGAAGGCGCCTCTTCATCATAACCTCCCTCGAGGCCTCCATACTCGTCAAATCCTTCGCCGTGGTCCTCGGGCTCTTCCTGTGGCGGAGGAGGACGTGCCGAAGGCGACTGCTTTCCGTGGTTGGCAAATGCCATGAATGAAGATACGGGAGCCTCGACAGGGCGGTCATTCATGTTCGGGTTGTTCGTTCGCTTGCGTCGGGTGGCATCCAGGACGACACCATTGAAAAGATCCTGCTCGTCATTGTCCAGGTCGACCATGATCTCATCATTGTTGTCGAGTTCAATTTCAAAATCCTCCATGTCTTCTGGTGTCAGTCTATAAACTTATAGTCAAGTCTTTAACGCAGAAAAAAATCAAATGTCTTAGTAAAGAAGTATGATCAGTAGTCAGTTTGCCCTCGTGCTCGTGATTGCCATCGTGGTGCTCATGTATGTCAAGTGCTTCATGGGTATGAAGAAGAGTGGGTACAGGTTGTCCCCGGAGCCGGTGGAGGTCGAGCCCATGATCGGCGGCGATGCCATCGCAAAGTTGCCTTACACGCTGGACTGTGTGCCCGGCCCAGGCAAGAATGCCGCCTACTACACCAAGGACCTGACCCCCGGTGGATTCTGCGGTGACCAGGCACTCGTCCGCGAAGCGATGTCTTACAAGATCCTCAGTGGTGTCGGGGGATCTCTCCTTGAGAAGTAAATTAAAGAAAAGAAACCAAGGGTAAGTACGAAAAACAATGTCTACTGAGGATGTGATGAAGGAGCTCGCCGAGATGCGCAAGGAGATCAAGAGTCTCACCAAGTTGGTCCGCAAGATGGCCAAGGTTCAGGATGATCCCGATGGGTCCAAGGCCAAGGAGCGCGCTGCCAACACCGGGTTCAACAAGCCCAGCAAGGTCACCAAGGACCTGACCGACTTCATGGGTATCGCCGAGGGCACCGAGGTGTCTCGCACTGACGTGACCCGTTTTGTCAAGCAGTACGTCAAGGACAAGGGTCTGTCTCATCCCGAGGATGGACGAAAGATTATTCAGGATGAGCCGCTCAAGAAGCTCCTTCAGACACCTCAGGGAGAGACCCTCTCTTATATGACCTTGCAGAAGCACATCTCCAAGCACTTCATCAAGGCTTAAACAAAAAACGCACCCTAATTTTAGAAAATGATATCCACTCAGGAGGTTGAATCCATCATCGGTACGAACATCAAAAACATCGATGTTTACCAAAAGGCTTTTCAGCACAAATCTTCTGTTCAACACGATGGCGTCGAGGGTTCCTACGAAACGTTGGAATTTATGGGCGACTCCGTGTTGGGCTTTATTGTCACCAAGTACTTGTTCGATAGGTACGAGAATTTGCAAGAGGGGTTCTTAACTCGTGCGAGAACAAAGATCGTATGTGGAAAGAC